TCCTTAATTGGCTTGACCGTAGAGGTCGTAAACGTGTTATTATGGATCGTGTTGACAACGAGCCGTACTTAGAACGTTATTATCCCCTGTTTAATACTAGACAGCACACGGGATTTAACATATACATTCATAAGTTCCTAAAGGGCGATCCAGACGACGTGCATGACCATCCGTGGTCATATGCCACATTTATTTTGGCGGGCGGCTATTATGAATGGGTACCTGTGTTCAATACACTGGGTGAAAAGATTAATGAGATACGCTACTGGCGTGGACCTGGACATTTTCGCATTTGTCGTCCGGACAGTTATCACAGAGTAGAATTAAAACCAGGTGTGACTGCATGGACATTGTTCATGCCAGGTCCGCATAAACGACAATGGGGATTCCTTGTCAACAACAAATGGATACACAATGACAACTATCTTGCAAGCCGTAAACAAAACGGTTAATACTGTTATTCCCGGTTATGGTGCAGTGCCCACGCTGCCAGTTGGTACCGTTTATCCAGCTAATGGTCAGATTTATACAACTACAGGGACCGGTACAGCCAATTGGGCTACTCCTGTCAATCCGTATGACGCGGTAATGAAGATTAATCAAACCACGCCGGCTACTATAGAAGTCAAAGGCAATATGGTTATCAACGGTCGTGACTTGGAAGAACGGTTAGACACAATAGAAAAGGTCTTGCAAATTCCCGAAAGAGATGTTAAACTAGAAAAGAAGCACCCAAAGCTAAAGAAGTTGTATGACGAATACATCAATGCATTGGGCAAATACAGAACATTTGAAGCAATTAAAGGAGAAGATGATGTTGCATGAGTCAGTTAGAGATACCTATACCGAAACAATTATTAAAGACCACGGTGGTTTTCGCCTTGTGTTGAAAAAACACGAAGTTCTTAGACCTAAAGGATTGTTTAGTGTCGATTTAGAACAGCAAAGTTTGAAAGACGGTGAAATTCAAGATATTGCTGTATATAACTTCTTTATGACTAAAGAAGAAATGGCAACACTAGCATCTGCGTTGACAGCATGAAGAAAGTCTACTATACTTGGCAACAAGTAGAAGGTGCTTGTCTAGATATCGCTCGTCAAATGTCGGCTCATTATTGGCGGCCAGATTATATTGTTGGAATTACTAGAGGCGGGCTTGTTCCCGCTAATCTGCTTAGTCAATATACTGGCATTAAAATGAATAGTTTAGACATTAGTCTCCGAGACGGAGGCGATACAGTTAGCAACCTTGGCATGGCAGAAGATGCATTTAATGGTAAGAAGATTTTGATCGTCGATGATATTAACGACCAAGGATCAACTGTTAATTGGATTAAGAATGATTGGCCTAGCGGTTGCTTTCCAGATGATCTTAAATGGGAATCTATTTGGGGCGATAATGTTCGCTTTGCTGTATTGACACACAATTTTAGCAGTCAATTCAAAGATCCAGACTACTATGTCTGGACTGTAAATAAAGCAGAGGAAGACTGCTGGTTAGTTTATCCTTGGGAGGATTTTTGGTTATGACATCAGCACTTATTAAATTAATTTTAGGTATCACACTCATAGTACTTGCAATTGCCTTTGGACCATTGGCAGGCATTTGGAGTCTAAATACCTTATTTCCAGTATTGGCAATTCCATATACTTGGCAAACTTGGCTAGCATACTTACTAGTCTTTGGAAGCATCACCGGACTTGGTTTTGGAGCACGTAAAAAATGATTGATACTATCGAACAACTAAAAGCAAAAATTGCAAAAGTAACTGAAGATATTGAACATCTTGCAGGTACCGGTTCCAATTTGCAAGGTATTGGTACGCTAACTGCCTATAAAGAATATCTAGAAGACGAACTAAAACAACAAGAAAAGCATGGAAAAGCTAACCGTTAGAATTCCATGGCATAACCAACACGAACCTTTTTGGAATGAACTGTGTTCCAATGTAGTAGAAGTGTTTGGATTACCTGGAAATCGGTTTGTTAGTCGCCCAACTGCCGACTATATGGATTTTACATTTAAAAATCAAAAGGATGCAGACCTATGCCGTATACTTCTAAGCGAGAGTCTTTAGGATTGATATTAGGTATTGCTGGACTATTCATAGCAATACCATTGGCATTTTTATCTACATCAAAATCAGAAGGTGTATGGATTAATTGCGAAATTAGTGAGATAAGTCCAGACTTTACTACAGAAATGCGTGAAGCGTGTAGACAACTTCGAGCTAAAAATAACTTGCAAAAACCTAAATAAACCTATATAATGTATACATAGGAGTAATAATGACTGAATCCGTAACATACAACAACATAGACGACAAAGGCTATGAAGAGGCTAACTTAGCAGATGCTATACGTTTTAAAATGAAACGTGATAACAAACGCTTTTGGGCTGGCGACAATATTGCAGAGTATTTACACGACGGTGATAAAGAAATCTTAATTAATGACGCAACCGAAGCTTTTGAAAAAGTATTAGATACATTGTTAATTGATCGTGAAAACGATCCTAATAGCAAAGGCACAGCAAGACGTCTTGCTAAAATGTACTTTAATGAAATTATGAGTGGTAGATATGAACCAGCACCAGACGCAACAGCATTTCCAAACGACTCGGCAGACCGTTATGAAGGTATGCTTGTTGTACGTAGTGAGCTTCGTTCTATGTGCAGTCATCATCATCAGCCCGTTACTGGTGTTGCTTACATTGGTATTATTGCGGCTCAAAAACTTATTGGGTTGTCTAAGTACACCCGCATCGCACAGTGGTGTGCTCGTCGTGGAACTCTACAAGAAGAACTCTGCAACGACATCGCTAGAGAGATCCAGAAAGCAACAGAAGCAAGAGATATAGGTGTATATGTACAAGCGGTACATGGATGTTGTGAGAATCGTGGCATTATGGCCAAGAGTAGTTTAACGCAGACTACAGTATTGAAAGGTGCATTTAAAGATGACCACGGTACAAAGAAAGAATTCTTTGACAATATCAAAATGCAACAGGAGTATGCTTCTAAATGAAAACATTAGAATTACAAATACCAGCCGAAGGCATTATGAAAACAAACGACTGGGGAGACAGTAAAGTCTACCGAGTTGCTTGTAATTGCGGTGATGAAACTCATAATCACAATGTATGGATAGAAGCAGACGATCATGATATTGTAGTTACTGTGTACACCACAGGCAAAACAAACTTCTGGTCAAAAACACGTTGGAATCATATTTGGACATTGCTCACCAAAGGTTACGTTGATACTGAATCTACAGTGCATATGAATCGTCAGCAGGCATTTAATTATGCCCATACACTACTAAGTGCTATAGAAGATGTAGAACAATTTAGGAAAAAAACAGATGACAACTGCAAAACAACTGACTGACGAATTAATATATCGTATGAAAACCACTGACCTAAATAAGTTTGAGATTAAACGAGAAGTAGGTGCTAACTGGCTACCACAAGGTGTAGTACCGTTTGATCTCAGTGCCAAGAACGGTATTGCTACATTTGAAGTTTGGGCAGAATCAATCCAAGATGCTGAACATCAAGTATCACAATTTTTAGAAAGAGATAACAATGAGTAAATTAAAAGTAGCAGAGATTTTTTACAGCTTACAAGGCGAAGGACGCTATGCAGGAGTGCCTAGCGTTTTCTTACGTACATTCGGTTGCAATTTTCAGTGTCGCGGATTTGCTATGCCCAAGGGACAAATTACCACAGAACCTGACGAGATTGCAGAAGTGGTTCATTTGTACTCTACATACGAAGATTTGCCCTTGGCTGAAACAGGCTGTGATAGTTATGCCAGTTGGCATCCTGGATTCAAACATCTTAGTCCTATGATGGAAGATGAAGAAGTTGTTGCTAAGATGGAAAGTATTATTCCTAACAACACATGGATGCAACCGGACGGACATGACGTACACCTAGTTATTACAGGCGGAGAACCTCTGTTAGGTTGGCAAAAGAATTATCCTAACATCATTTCAGCTTGTCAGAAAAATGGATTAACTAATATCACATTTGAAACAAATGGTACTCAACGATTGTCGGATGAATTTTATCGATGGATTGATGATATCGGAACCACACACTCAATGTTTACTTTTAGTATTAGTCCAAAATTATCATGCAGTGGAGAAACATGGGCTACTGCTATACAACCTGAAATCGTAAAAGAATACGAAGGTGTAGGTCATTGCTATTTAAAGTTTGTTGTAGCAACAGAGGAAGATGTGGAGGAAGTTGATCGTGCAGTTAAAGCATATCAAGATGCTGGTTTTGTCGGTCCGACATATTTGATGCCTGTAGGTGGAACAGAAAATACTTACAATCTAAACACTAAACAAGTAGCCGAGCTTGCTATGAAACGAGGCTATCGTTATAGTCCTAGATTGCAAGTAGATATTTGGCGCAATGCGTGGGGAACCTAAAATGTTTTTTATGCTTTGTTTTATAGCTGGTTGGGTAGTATTGTTAGTATTAGTATTTCAATGGATGAAAAATACTCCAAGTGCCTGTACTGGTAATTGTAGACAAGGCAGAAATTGCAACTGTATGGAAAAGAAAAATGATTAAAACATTATTTAAAAAATGGCTTGGTATCGATCAATTACAAGCCGAAAAAGAAGCTCTTCAAATAGTTAGAGATAACGCAGTTGCTGAAACAGTTTTGGCACAAGAAGCTGAAGCACAGGCTAAAATGGATCCAAAGGCTCGTGCTACTGCTCGAAACGAACCATATGTAGCTGTTTTGGAAACTAAAGTTAATCCAGATAATGTACGTAATGGCTTCTTTGAGCTTGACTGGAATGACTTGTTTATAGTACAATTAAAGCAAGCGGGTTACGGTTACGACGGTGATCCAGACGAAGAGATCGTCGATCGCTGGTTTAGAGATCTTGCAGGCAACATGTTAGCCGAAGCAGGTCAAGATCCTAAACAGTCGATGGGCGGTTATATTAATGTAAGTAGATTAGGTAACGGCAAAGCCGAAGTTCAATGACATATATCATAGTTGATACTGCTAACACGTTCTTTCGTGCTAGACATGTAGTGCAAGGTAGTGCTGACATCAAGTTAGGCATGGCTTTTCATATTACTTTCAATTCTATTAAAAAGGCATGGCAAGACTTTGGCGGCAGTCATGTGGTATTCTGCCTCGAAGGTCGAAGCTGGCGTAAGGACTATTACAAGCCATACAAGGCCAATAGGCAAGAAACTCGTGCGGCTATGACACAGCGAGAACAAGATGAAGATAAATTGTTCTGGGAAGCATTTGACGAGTTCAAAAAGTTCATCACAGAAAAGACTAACTGTACTGTAATGCAACATCCTAATTTAGAAGCAGATGATTTGATTGCTGGTTGGATACAAAGTCATCCAGAAGCTAAACACGTTATTATTTCAACAGACGGAGATTTTGCACAGTTGGTAAGTCCTACTGTTAGTCAATATAACGGTGTAGGCGATCTACATATTACACACGAAGGAATCTTTGATGCCAAAGGTAAACCCGTTAAAGACAAAAAGACAGGCGAGCCAAAGCCAGCACAAGACCCAGAGTGGATGCTGTTCGAGAAATGTATGCGTGGTGATACCAGTGATAATGTCTTCTCGGCGTATCCAGGTGTGCGTACTAAAGGTTCTAAAAACAAAGTTGGTCTTACTGAAGCGTTCGAAGACCGTAAAAGCCGCGGA